TCGCGAAATTGCGTTAGTGATTGCGGGGGCTGGGAGTTGACATTCCAGTAAATATGCCCTCACAGGTTAACAAACGGTCGCAGCACGAGCTCGTCACGCCGGCGGAGTACGCCAGGCGTCGCGGCGTCACGCGGGCCGCGGTGAGCAAGGCGATCCTGCGCTGCAGGATCCCGCTCACCGACGGCCTGCTCGATCCGCTGGTTGCTGAGACGTTATGGAAGGCGCGCACGGATCCCGACCAGCAGCGGCGCGCGCTCGGGCAGCAAAAGCCCGTCGAGGCCGCTCCTGCAAAATCGGAAGGACCCAACACCAACTGGCGTGAACAACGAGATAAAGCAGAGGCAGAAAAAGCGCAAATCGAGCTTGCGCGGCTCAAGGGAGATCTGGTTCCGCGGGAAGAAAACGACAAGTCGGCGAGTTCGCTCGCCTCGGCCATCCTGCAACAGATGATGTCGATTCCTGACCGAATTTCGGCGGAATTTGGCATCGATGACGAGCATCGGAGCAAATTGCGGCAGCGTTTGCTCGAGGAAATCAACCGCATCCGTGCCGAGTTTGGCCGCGGCGGCGTGGTGGTGGCGTGATGCTCGAGCTCACCGAGACCGCCTGGTCGACAGCATTCCGCAAGATGCTGGCGCCGCGGCCGGCGTTCAGTCTCTCAGAATGGGCCGACCGTTATCGCGTGCTCTCCGGCAAGTCGGCCTCCGAGCCTGGGCAATGGCGCACCGCGCGCACGCCCTACTTGCGCGAGCCAATGGACGCGCTCTCGGTCGACAGCGATGTGGTCGAGGTCGCGCTGTGGTTCGGCACGCAGCTCGGGAAGAGCGAATGCTGCAACAACTGGATCGGCTACTCGATCGACCACAATCCCGGCCCGATCATGCTGGTGCAGCCGACGCTGGATCTGGCGAAGCGTTACAGCAAGCAACGTATTGCCTCGCTGATCGAATCCACGCCGGTCTTGCGAGATAAGGTCGAGCCCGCGCGCTCGCGTGACTCCGGCAACACGCTCCTCGAGAAGGAGTTCGATGGCGGGATTCTGGTGATCGCCGGCGCCAACAGCGCGGCAGGACTGCGCTCAATGCCAGCGCGAGATTTGCTCTTCGACGAGATCGACGCCTATCCGATGTCGATCGACGAGGAGGGCGATCCGATCTCGATCGCCGAGAAGCGCCAGGACACGTTCGGTCGCCGAAAGCGCCTCAAGACCTCCACCTGCACGATCAAGGATGAGAGCCGGATCGAGCAGGTCTATAAGGGCTCCGACCAGCGCCGCTACTACGTGCCATGTCCGCATTGCAGTCACCGGCAAATTCTGCAGTGGAAGAATTTGCGCTGGGACGATGGCGCGCCGGAGAGCGCGCGCTATGCGTGCGAAGGCTGCGGCGTCTTGATCGAGGAGACGTTCAAGACGCAGATGCTCGCCGACGGCGAGTGGCGCGCCGAGGTCCCCGGCGCTCGCGTTCGCGGATACTGGCTCAACAGCCTCTATTCGCCTCTCGGCTGGCTTTCCTGGGCGGCGATGGTGCGTGAGTTCCTGCAGGCGAAGATCGCGCTGGACGAGGGCGATCAGACCCTCATGCAGGTCTTTGTGAATGCGCGCCTGGCGGAGACCTGGGAGCTCGTCGGCAACCGCATCGCCGAGGTCGACGTGCAGCGTCGCGCCGAACCCTATGCGTTGCGGGCGGTGCCACGTGGAACGTTGCTGCTCACGGCCGCGGTCGACGTCCAGGGCGATCGCCTCGAGTTCAAGATCCTCGGGTGGGGCCGCGGTGAGGAATGCTGGGTGATCGACTATGTGAAGCTCTTCGGCGACCCCGCAGAGGATACGGTCTGGACGCAGCTCGACGAGCTGCTCACGACGCCGCTGCGCAATATCTTCGGGCTCGACATGAAGATCCGCGCGACCGCGATCGACCACGGCGGTCACCATAGCCTCAAGGTCGAGACGTTCACCAGGGCGCGCCACGGCCGCCACGTGATCGCGGTGAAGGGTCAGTCGCAGGCTGGCAAACCGGTGATCGGCAAGCCGACGGAGCGTGACACCAATTGGCGTGGCAAGAAAATTCGCGCCGGCGCGCGCGTCTGGCCGGTGGGCTCGGACACGATCAAACACATCCTTTATCAGCGCTTGGCGCTCACCGATCCGGGTCCTGGGTACATCCACACCTCCCACGAGCTCGACGACGCCTATTACCGCGGATTGACGGCAGAGCAGTGGGTGACGCGTTATGTGAAGGGGCGCCCGCGCGGTGAGTGGATGCTTAAGAAGGGCCAGCGCAACGAGCCGCTCGATCTTTGGGTCTACGGCTACGCCGCGGCCGCGTATCTCGGCATGACGCGCTGGAAGGAGTCCGATTGGGAGCGCTTGGCGGCGAAGATTGAGCCGCCGCTGTTTGATCCCGATCGCATGGAGGCGCCCGAGGCAGTACAGACGTCTGCGCCGGCGTCCTTGCCAGCAGTGCCGCACGGGCCGCCGCGGCATTGGGGAAAGCCCTCTAAGTTTGTTACTGGATGGCGCAAATGACTGAAGACGATATCGTCATCTGGTTCCTGCGGGTGCTCATGGAGGAAATCCCCGAGGTGCCGAGCAACGCCGTCGTCAAGCTGGAGCAACGGATTCGCACGCACTGGGGCGGGGCGAGGCCGTATGTCTCCAAAGGCAGCGGGTTCGTCCGCACCGGGGAATTGCCGCGGCGAACGGATGGGCAGTTCGCATCGACGTCGACCTATTACCGCTGGATGCATCGCCGGCCACCGCGTCGTTAGTCCATTTTTGCCTTACCCGTTCGCCCCCTACGGGCGATAGTTTCGCGATGCCTCTGGGCGTTCAATTATTCGAAGACGGTCGCAAGCTCGCGCTCCTGGCGCGCATCGCGACCGCGGTCGAGTCGATCGCGGAAACGCTGAAGGCGAGCGTTGGCGAGCAGATCGATCCGGCGGAGGTTGCCGCAGTAACCGAGGGAATCAAGGACTCGACGAAAGCGTTGGCGGACGCACTCCCGCCGTCTACCTGAAGGAGAAAGCGATGTCGGCTGAGATGGACGCATTGAAGGCAGCAGTTGCAGCGGAAGACACCGTCATCGGATCGGCGGTGACGCTGCTGAACGGAATTGCGGGTCAGATTGCGGATGCCGCCGGAGATCGCGCGGCATCGACGCAACTCGCGGCGGACGTCAAGGCTCAGGCAGACGCGCTCGCGGCGGCCGTTACGGCGGGAACGCCAGCGGCTCCATAGTCCATTTTTGCCTTATCTTGTCAGCAGGCCGGCGCGATTCTGTAGCGCCGGTCTTTTTTTGCCCGCGCCGATCATTTGACGAGGATACCAATGGACAACGGAACGGAAGGATTGAAGGCCGCGACGGCCAGCGATGCGTCGGTGACGCGCGGCGGCGGACTGATGGAAGCCCTGCTCGCGCACGGTCGCTACGAGATGGAATGCGTCGGTGCCGATGGCGTCGTAAAGTGGCGCGACTCGATCGACAACGTCGTCACCACCGCTGGCAAGAATCATCTTCTCGACAACTATCTCGCCGGCTCGGGCTTTACCCAGGTCGGCCCGTATCTTGGCCTGATCTCGAGCGTCGGCTACGGCGCGGGTCCGGTCGCCGGCGATACGATGTCCTCGCACGCCGGATGGGCGGAAGCGGGCAACGGTAGCAACTATCCGCTCTGGTCGACTCCGGCGTCGAACGCGCGCGCGACCTGCGCCTGGTCGGCGGCCTCCGCCGGCGCGAAGGCGCTCTCGGCGGCGCTGTCGTTCATCATTGCGACGACCGGCGGTACGGTCAAGGGTTCGTTCATCGTGCTCGGCGCGAGCGCGGTCGCAACCAACAACTCGACCGCGGGCACGCTCTTCTCGGCCGGCGTTTTCTCTGGCGGCGACAAGATCGTCAGTGTGGGGGACACGCTTAACGTCTCTTGGTCGCTTTCGATCTGATGATCGTCAATGCCGGCGGTCTACTTATCGTGGACGTCGCTCGCCCTTTCGGCCGCGCTATCGCTTACGAGTGAGAAATTGCGAGCAACCGACGCACAAACGTCGGCTATCCGCAGGACACACGCGGCGGGAGTGAGCGAACGCGGGGCGGCAATGGCGAGAACGGCGGCGAAGGCGAATCGCCGCGCCGGGGTCAACGAGCGACTTCATTAAAGGTCGGCCGACGTGCCGCTCTACTCACCAGGTTCCGATGTCACCGACGGCGGCTGGACGACCAACGTCGGCGGGGCCAATCTTAGCCCGGCAATCGACGAAGAGCCGCCGAGCGACGCCGATTACATCCAGAGCTCGCAATCGCCATCCTCCGATACGGTCGAGATCAAATACGATCTCGTCGTCGATCCAGGAGGTTTAATCGGGCACGCTGTTCGCTATCGGATTCGCTGCGATAACGGCACGAAGGTTACGGTCTCGCTCGTTTGCGCGACCACGGTGATCGCGAGTTGGGTACATGACGGCGTCTCTAATGCGGCTCCGCTCGCGTTTACGACATTCTCTCAAACGCTGACCCAAGGCCAGGCGGCATCGATCGCCGACTGGTCGGACCTGCGCCTGCGCCTGGTGGCGAACCGGATCGCCGTAGCGCAACAGCCTGCCATTACGTCGGCGCTGGGCTGCGTGATCGACAGTACCGGCGCCGTGCTTTTCGACAAGGCAAAGGATACGCAGCACGGGCAGGCATCCACAACGAAGATGATGACCGCTTACGTCGCCTGCCAGCGGGCGGCGACGAGCGACCTTGCGACGATGCCCGCGGATTTAGCTACCGGCGGCAGCGAGAGCTATCCGGGCGAGTCGAATGCGGGTCTGGTCACGGGCGA